GTGTGCGTGACGGCTGAGACTGGCGCAGGAATGGGAGCAGAGGGAACCTTGATGACTTTCTCCGCCGTTTCCTTGGCCTTTTTCGCCACTTCCTGTGAGGGAAAGACAACCTCATCAGATTTGTCCTGTTTGACTCCCCAGCGGTCTTCATAGACCTTTTTCAATTTGGCCTTCAGTTCCTCCGGCAACTTCGCCGTACTGGCCTTCTTGCCGTACCCGTACCGTTCAATCAGGTCAATCCCGAAGCGCTCCGCACCCCTTGGACGCTTCAACGGCTCCCCGGGTTTGAGTAGTCCCAGCCGTTCGCATTCTTCCCGGGAAACAGGCTCCTGATCCATGTAGGAGTTGAAGCCGAACGGCGGCCAGGGGACCTCAAAGCCCCCGAGGCTGGCGGCGTTCATTTCGTCTGCCCAAAAAGTAAAGTCGGTTTTAAGCCGGACAGCATCTTCGTTGACGACATGAACAAGCCGCTTTGTCTTGGCTCCCGGAAAGCGGATGAACCGGAAAGCAGGCCATGCTTTGAGATTGGCCGGTTTCATGGATGCCTCCCATTGAGCAGCCCCAATGCTTTGCCGGACGTTGGTCTTGAAAATGAGCTTCAGACGGGCCAGAGCACCGATGTTTTTAATATCGTTGTGATACTTCGGGCCTTCGGCGTCCGGTGGAACAAGCCCCTCGGTTTGGAGCCATTGAAGTGCCTGGTTGGAAAAGTCCGCGGCGCTTCCTACCTTGATAACCGTTTCCCCATTGGGTAAAGTCTCCTTTTCTCCTGTCAGATAATTCTTAATCAACCTGTGCAGCCGTTCCAGCAATCTGATATTCTCCACCTTGGAAGAGAAAAACTTGTTTTCCTTCATGGCAGCGTTCAGAGCAGCCCATTCCTTTGAATCCATGCCGGAGGGTGTGGGATGTTTTGCCAGGAATTTTTCCAGGGGTGTTACCATAGAGGCAATTCTAGATGTTCAAAGGGGGGAGGTTCAATCTTGCCAAATTGGGCTACATGATGTTCCAGAATGCGGACGGCGGGAAGACGGTAGAGTCCGGCGGATTCCAGAGCATTGATAATGCTGTTGGCGCGTTCTTCGGCTTCCTGTCTGTCGTTGGTGCCAAGTCCCAGCTCGACAAGTTTGCCTTTCTTTCTGGGATCCACCAGAAGCGTTAAGCGCAGTTTGTAGGATCCGGGCTTTCCTCGCCGCGTCGGCTTGTTTTTTCGCAGGGATGGTTTGGGGGGTCTCATTTGTTGGTGACGGGATAATTCTGTTCTTCCTCGTATTTTGTGAGTTCCGCGGTCCAGCGGAATTGAATACGCCCCAGCCGGCCGAAGCGGTTTTTGCCGATGATCCACTGCGCTTCCGTGGGGTCGTGCTTGTCGGGCTTGTACATGTAGGGGCGGTGGATCATGATGATCTGGTCGGCGTCCTGCTCAATGGAGCCGGAGTCGCGCAGGTCGGAAACGACCGGTTTGCCCTGGGCGTTCCCGGCTCTTTTTTCCACGTCGCGGTTGAGCTGGGCCAGCACCAGGACAGGAATATTGAGTTCCTTGGCCAGGGATTTGAGGCCGGCGGAGATTTCCGAGACTTCTCGTTCACGGCTTCCCCGGGCCTGCTGGGTCGTGGAGCGCACCAGCTGCAGGTAGTCCACGCCGATGCATTTGACGCCGTGTTCCCGGACCATCCGGCGGCCCCGGGCTCTGATGCTGTCGATGGTAAGGGAGCTTTCGTCGTCGATGTGCAGCGGGGCGGCCGTGATTTTTCTGACGGCGGCCGTGAAATGCTGCTGCTGTCCGACCGTCATCGGCCTGCCGCGGCGGATGTCGTCGGAGTTGATGCCGGCCATGCCGTAGAGGATGCGTTCCAGGAGCTGGGATTTCGGCATTTCCAGGCTGAACATGCCCACGGGGGTTCCCCCGAGGCAGATGTTGGTGAGGATGTTGACCAGGGCGGCGGTTTTCCCGACTCCGGGCCGGGCGGCAAGCACGATCATGGCGCCGGGCTGCAGGCCGTCCAGGGTCAGGTCCAGGCGGCGGTATCCGGAGGAGATTCCTTTGATGGCTCCGGGGTTGTTCATGCGCCATTGCAGGTTTTCAATGATGGTTCCCACGGCTCCGCGGATGGTTTCGGTCTGGCGGACGCCGCACCGGTCCCGCAGGGCGGACATGCCGCGC